CGTGGACAGCCTATGGAAAGTGTGATGAGTTTTCCTTTGCTTTGCCTCATTAACAAGACTTGTGTTGATATGTCTCTGACCGATTTGTATTTAGCTCGCAAGATTAGTTTTGCCGAGTGGTCTTCACACAAGTGTAAAATTAATGGGGATGATCTTCTCATCCGAGAACCTAAAGAAAGAACCGACCTCCGTTCTGCCGTGGTGCGAAATGGCGCTGAGATCGGTTTGTCTGTCAATGAAGAGAAGAGTATGGTTTCGGCAGAAATTGCCGAGATTAACTCGACTCTTTTCTCTAGCGGTGGTCGGATGAAAGAGAAGAAGACAAATGCTTCGGCGATTTATATGAAACCGGAAACAGAAGACGTACTCGGACTCGCGTTCGAAGCATCTAGAACTGTTCCCGGATTTGTACGAGTCGTCAGGGCGAACGCAAAACTTCTTTCTCTTCAGGAGGAAAAGCATTTGGAAAAACTTCCGTATCCTCATGTCGCTGCTTGTCGCAAGGACAGAAAGATTCGGAAGGCCTTATTTTCTGGTCCTTCTAAAAGTAAAGCTCAGGTTGATAATCTCTTTCCCGTCGTGAAGAAGCCCCCGGGCTACGTTCTTCAGAGGGAGGAGGAGCTTTCAGTTATTAGGGATGAAGTAAGGCGATTAAGGTCGCGAGGAATTGCACTGAATATAAAAAAAGCTGAAGACAAAAGGAAGAAGAAGGAAAAGATCAGTGTCGTACCTTGCAAGAGAACATGGCGATCACTTTTGAGACGTAAAGCTCCTCAGGAAGAAATGGTTTTATCTATCCTGGAGAAGAAATATTGGCTTAACGTCAAGGAGGTTGGTTTGCTTGACCCGGATGTCGTGTGTCCTCGAGTTGATGATTGGTTTTCATTTCACGATGAGAGTCTTTTTGTCAGTAAGATCGATATGCTTACATCCGCTCTTAAGTCCTGCGGGATTAGCTCGAAATTGCGTTCGTCGTTGTCTGATGGTTGGTCTGGTGACTGGCTTCC